ACGAAGATCACGCGAAGCGGGTTTACTCTTGCTTTGCAACCTGGGAAAGCTTCCGTCAGTTGGGCCAAAGAGTACCTCAAAGCCATGGGCGACGAGGCAGTTCAAATGCTCAAAGACGCAGCCGCCCATACCTCAGTCAAAGTGTTTGTGCTCGTCCCACCCAAGCTACCCAAGGCCCCAAAGGAATAGCTCATGGGCATGCTTGACGCTGGGACTGCTCACATGGCCAGTTCGCTCACGCAGCATGCTGGCCAGACTATCACGTACACAAAACGCAAGATTCAAAAGACATTTAAGGCCACGCGGGGATCGACTCCCTTCGAAGCCTCAGACACCGAGGGGATCATCCATCGGACCGTTAGTCGCGACTACCTAGTCGCCGAGACCGACTGGCCCTTTGATGACGCTCCCGAAGACGGGGACCGAATCGCCGACTCTGGCAAGACCTACATCGTTCGCTCGATGACCGGCGAGCCAGTGTGGCGATTTTCAGACCCAAGTGAAAACCTCATGCGAATCCACACCAAGCAGCAATGACAGCACCAGTCCGACAACTGATCGCCGATTGTCGCGCCGCCCTCATTGCTGCTGCGATCGCTGACCCAGAGACCAACGCAGCTCTGGACGGCGATCAATACCAAATCGATTACCTGCCACGCTTCATGCCCGAAGACCTCGTAGCTCTTCGAATCGTGTTGGCACCACGGCAAGCAAACTCGACAAACCTATCGCGAACACGACGAGAACACGAGCTCGCGGTCCAGGTGGCTGTCATCCAGACCGCCACCAAAGACTCCGAACGATTCGAACAACTGTTGGACCTGACCGACGCAATCGACGCTGCACTAGCTGCCGCTGACATCGCCTCGGGCACTTGGTCGCGATCCGAAATCAGCCTGTACGACGTCCAGGCCCTCGAACAACACGGTGCGTTCCGCTCCGTCATCACCGCGTACTTCAAACACCGATCCTAACCAAAAGAGAGAATCATGCCAAACAAGGGACCACGCGCAGGGCTAGAATGCAAGCTGTACTACCAAACTTCCGTGTCAGCCACGTTCAGCACCTCCTCGCCCACGCTTGTGACCGAGGTCAAAGACCTCAATGTCACGTTCAACAAGACCGCGATTGACATCACCTCGCGAGCTAGCCAATACAAGGCCAAGATCTCCGGTTTGATCGAAGCTGCGATCAATTTCAGCTACCAGTACAACGGCGATCCAGATGACGCGGTATTCACTGCGATGCGTCAAGCGTTCATCAATCGAACAATTTGGCACTGGGCCGTATTGGACAACACCATCGCGACCCCTGGTCCGTCTGGTGCCCAAGGGCTCACAATGCCTGGCGAGATCATGGAATTCCCAATCGATCAGCCGCTCGAAGACGGGATGAAGATCGACATCGTCGTTGCACTGTCCCGGATAAAGGTGGGATCGCCAGGAGCCATCGTCGATCCAGCTTGGTTGATCGTCGCACCGTCGGCCTAGTTCATGTGAATCACTGATCGTTCCATTTGTTGCGGGGTCGGCCATGCCACTACCACGAGTCCGCAAAGGCGACGAAGTCGCGATTGAGTTCCTAGATCATGCCGAGGCATCTCAGGAACCAATGGACTTCACCGTTTATGGGCGAGTCGTCGTCAACCACAAAGACCACATCGTTGTCGCGTCATGGGTCTACTCGGATCCAAAAACGCGATTTCGAGGCGACGACATAAACGTCACGCAATTCACGATCATTCGGAGCACTATCCGAGCGATCCGGTTCATTCGATAATTTCAATCCCTCAATCCCAACGAAGGCAATTCGACCATGCCCAGTTTTAAGGATTGCGAATCCCGCTCTTGGGATTTGCGCATCGACGTTGACGTCATCCGTCGCGTCCGCACTGCCTTTTCGATTGATCTAGCCACTGCATTGGCCTCTCCCGATACCATCGAACGGCTTACTTCCGACATCGTCCTGACGATCGATGTGATCTATGAGATCTGCCGACCCGTCGCTGAGAAAATTGGAGTATCTCCAGAGATGTTTGGCCAGTCCCTCGCTGGCGACGCTCTCGGTCAGGCTATTACCGCATTTGAGGAAGCACTGGTGGAATTCCTCCCGGAGTCCAAACGCCGAGCCACCGCTCGGCGAATCATCGAGGCCGGACGAGCACTCCAGAATCAGACAGCATTGCGGATCACCAACGCGATGGACAAGGGACTGCTGGAGAAGGGGATTCAGGAACAACTGACGACTTTGGATCAACTGATCGAGAAAGCGATGGGCAAGCCCGTTTCGAGTACTGGCCAACCATCCTCCGACTAGCAGCCCGCATCGGGATCGAGCCAGGCCCATACACACTGCGAGAGCTGATGTGGATGTCCGACGAGATCAACAAAGACCGCTGGGATCACACCAGTGACCTGATGACCCTGCTAGCCAACATCCACAGCCCCAAGCGAGCTCGCCCATACAGACGCACTGATTTTCACCCGTACCGCACCAACAGTCCGCCGCCGAGCATTAGCCGCGCCGAGCTGCATCAATTGCGAGACGGTTTACCAGTCCACTATGTGACGCTACCAAAAAATGACACCACAACGAGCTGATCAAATTCGATCGCTAATTGCCAACGACCCGATCGCAAAAAGCCTCTTTGACAATGGCAGATACGGCGATTGCGCTGTGAGACTATGTGAAATTGCCACGCCAATCACTCGCAGTCTCCCCCTGTCGAAAATGGGTATCGTTGCAGTTTATCGCGACAATCCCATGCTTGCCATGCAGGTGCTCGCTGCCCTAGAGTCGGCGTCCAAAGTCAATCCAATCATTGCGGTCATGCTTGCCTTCATGGGTCCGGGCAATCCAGAGAACAGTTACCCCGACTTTGGCGATCTGAGCATTCGAGCTGCTTTGACGGCACCGCAGCCACAGGGACTCGGACTCACATCAGAGCAAGCTGCTCCGCTGCTAGCCGCTGGCGAGCAAGCTGACACGATTTCCGGTCTCGACGTCGAACAGCTAGCCGAAGGAGAACCAGTCTAATGGCCCTTGTAACCAAGACCAGCCCAACATTTTCGACTATTATTTCTGCGCAATTGGTCGCCACAGGGAACATCGTCGTCGCTAGTAGCTTGCTCGATCTTCGCACCGTCCCCGGAGCGTACATCACCGCGTTCCTCGGTCGTCAATCAGGCACGCCGACACGCGCGGCTTATTTTTCAATTCGGCCAACAAACAACAATAGCGACGTGGTTGCGATCACGCCTTTTGACGTCGTTGGCCAGGGACCAACGACCGCTTGTTCCGCAACGACAATCAATCAGACAGGCGGCCTATCCACCTCGGCAAACACGGTCACGGTCGCTGGTGCTGGATCGCTGGCAATCGGTGACACGATTTGTGTGTTTAATTCTGGCGGGACCAACGTTCAATGGAACCGCATTTCTGGTGGTTCCGGGACATCCTGGACAGTCGAACGCAACTGGCGAGTCGCCAATGCAAACGGCGACAATTTTACGAACTTAGCTGATGTTCGCAAAATCTGGATCCCTGGTGGGGATCAATACGAGTTTCGATTTGTCAATCAATCGTCGATTGGATACGTTTGCCAGTTGTTTGCTCAGGTCGACAACGGAGAAACCATCACCTAATGCTCGCCTACTACCCGCCGGAATGGGAAAGTCTTGCTAGCCGGATGGTTGATCGGTGGTGCCCGTCGTTTTCCGGTGCTACTGGCTTGCAATTGCCGGACACTACGGGCCGGAATCATGGTGTGCTAACCAACATGGATAGCAATGCGGCGTGGGTAAATAGTGGTAATGCCGGTGCGGTTAATTTCGACGCCGCAAATAGCACATACGTTGATTTGCCATTACCTGCTTTTGACCCGGCTAACGGGCTTACGATTAGCATGTGGCTATACATCAAGACCTACAGCACTTATTTCGCTATCTGCTCAGGTTTTCAGACGTGGAGGATTTCATCAGTGGTCGTAACAAATTTGCCGGGAGGCCAAATACCCTCGAACGGGCTTGGTGTTGCGCGTCAAGGTGCGTATTTTGCGGGTTCTACACTGCCTATTGCACTGAACACGTGGTATCACGTTTGCCACACTTGGGACCGTTCTAGAGGGCTGCTTTATGTCAATGCCGATCCGGGCACGATTGTCGGCACAACCGGTCCGAACACAGGCACAGTCACACGTGGTTACATAGGTGCGAGCGGTAGTACGTCCGCTGGCCCGAATTCTTTCGGAAGTTCGTTTATTGACGACGTTATTCTTTCCAACACTGCTGTAACCTCCAACGAAGTCAAATTCCTCTACGAGCAAGGCCGGGGCGGTGGAATGCTGTACCAACCGCCGAGACGACGCAGTTATGCTGCAATTATCGCCGCGTTAGTGCTCGCGTGCGAGACAGGCAACTACAGCCTGACGGGTCAAGCAGCAGGCTTGTTCGCGAGTCGCCTGCTTGCTGCCGATCAAGCTGAATACATCCTCTCCGGCAACGCGGCCAACACGACTGCAAGCCGCCTGCTCTCGGTCGATCCGGCCTCCTACACGGCGACCGGCAACAATGCTGCAACGCTCTGCGCGAGACTGCTCGACGGCGGAGCTGCGGCCTATGCCCTTACTGGCACCGACGCTGGACTCATCGCGAATCGAAAGCTCACGGCAGACCAAGCGGTCTGTTTCTTGGCTGGCAACAATGCCGAGCTGCTGCGAGCCCTCAAGCTAAGTGCCGACTCGAGGTCGCTACACCTCGACGGATTTGCTGCATCGCTGCTGGCGGGTCGCAAGATCTCCGCCGACGGTGCCCAGTACATTCTAGTCGTATCCGATGCCAATCTTACCAGCTCCACTGGTGGCGCTGCTCCCTACTACTACCTGTTTATGATGCGAGGACCTGACTGATGGCAACGCTCAACAAGTTTCAATCGTTTATTAAAAATGTCGCCGAAGGCAAGGTAAATCTTGCAACGGACCAGCTCAAGATCGCTTTGACGAACACCGCGCCGGTGGCAACCAACGCAGTGTTAGGGGACTTGACGGAAATCAGCTACACGAACATTAGTTCTCGGAACGTGACGACCAGCAGCAGCACTCAAACGAGCGGCGTGTACAAGCTTGTTGTTGCTGACCTTGTGCTCACGGCCAGCGGATCTGTCGGACCCTTTCGTTACGTCACCGTTTACGACGACACACCAACGAGTCCAGCCAAGCCGCTCATTGGCTGGTACGACTACGGATCGAGCACCTCGCTGAACTCGGGCGAGACATTTACGACCGACTTCGACCAGTCAAATGGTTTGCTGACCATAACCTAATTGATCCCCAGGATTTCACCATGTACCGCAACACCGCAGGCACGCTCAAGGTCTTCGCGTTCAACCGGACGAACAATGCTCCGGTGACCGGCGGTGCTGCGCAGATCACCTGCAAAGTGTCGCTCGATGGTGGGGCCCGAGTCGCTCTGGCCGATACAAATCCGACCGAGATGGAGGACGGCTATTACCTTTTTGATGTTACCAGCGGAGAGACCAACGGCACCACCGCAGACTTCTTCCCCGAGTCTTCGACGGCGAATGTCCAAGTCATTCCGGTCGAGCATGCTCGTTACCTTTCGCTCGAAGATGTGATCGCCGCCAAAACCAACACGATCACCGCTGGTAAGGTGTCCTATGCTGGCCCAGTCACAGCGAAAGGAACCGTCGACCAGATTGTCATCGGCGATGATTACCTGTCCGCCCATGGCACCGCATTCGTCTGGACAATTTCCGCGATCCCAGGCATGTCGCCTGGTGCTGTGACCGTCCACTTCGGGGGAAAAAACGGGACCAATCTGTTCGCGGTCACTGGCACCGCTGCTGACATCGGATCGGGGAAATGGTCGCTCACCTGCGAGATGCCTCGGGCGACCTCGGGCGCACTGGTGCCAGGTGAGTACCGATACTCGGTCGCTGCCCACAATGCGTCCGGCGTCGAATTGACTCGTGTGTATTACGACGATCCGCTGGTGGCGGTGGAGAAATTCACGCCATGAACGTGACATTCAAAGTTCGAGAAGCTTTCTTTGATCGCGCCAATGTGATCAAGTCGCTCAAGGCTGCGAAACGCCGTGTGCTCTCCAAGGCTGGTGCTTTTGTGCGCAAGCGAGCTCGTGGCTCGATGCGTCGTCGAAAAGGTGTCTCGGCACCTGGCTCTCCACCGTCGGCTCATTCCCAAGGAAACTCGCTCAAGACGATCCTGTTTGCCTACCAGCCCCAAAGCGAATCGACGATCGTCGGCCCAGTGCAACTCAATCAGATCAACTTCACCGTCGAGTCTGTGACATCGACCGTACCAGGACTCCATGAGCGAGGCGAGACTGCGATCATTCGCGAGTACCAATACGCTCCGATCGATGGAACTACGGACTCGGCAAACTGGCGACGCGTCGACGGCAGACGCCGGTATCGAGATCGACCTGGGTTCAAGCTTGAGACTCGTCGTCGTCGAGCTCGGTATCCAAAGCGTCCTTTCATGCGTCCAGCCCTCGAGGCCGAAGCTCCAAAGTTCCACGAGCTTTTCAAAAACTCGATTGCATCGGTAAGGTAACATGGCATCCAACATCAAAGCCGGTCAAGCCTACGTCGAGATCGCGACCAAGCAAGGGTTGTTCGACAAAGGTATGGCCCAAGTCCAAGCATCCATGGCGAGACTCAAAGGTGTCGCCACAACCATGGGCACCGGAATCGCAAAAGGCTTTAACGGTGCCCAAGGTGCCTTGTCCGGCTTTTCCAAGTCCATGTTGAGCGTCCCTGCTGCAATCGCTGGTTCGGTCGCTGTGACTGGCCTAGTCGCATTGGCCAAGGGTTTTGCTGACGCTGGGTCCGCCGTCGATGACATGGCCCAGCGGACTGGCATGAGTGCCGAAGCGGTGTCCTCGCTCGGCTACGCGGCCAAGCTTTCTGGCACCGACATCGGCACGCTGGAAAAAGGTGTTCGCAAGATGCAAATGGGAATCGCGGATGCAGCCGCCGGTGTGCCTGGTGCTGCGGACAAATTCAGCGCTCTGGGCCTGAGTGTAGACGAGCTCCAAAAGATGTCTCCCGACGAACAATTCATCGCGATCGCTGACAAGCTGTCATTGATCCAGGACCCAGCCCTCAAGAGTGCTGCGGCCATGGAGTACTTTGGCAAGGCTGGTGCGGACCTGGTCCCCATGCTCTCCGAGGGAGGCGACGGGATCCGCAAGCTGCAAAGGGACGCAGCCGAGCTCGGGCAAGTCATGTCTGGAGAAGACGCAGCCGCTGCGGGCAAGCTGGGGGATGTGTTCGATCGACTCTTTGGCGTGATCGGTGGATTGCAGAATCGAATCGGTGCGGCCCTCGCCCCGCTCATGATCGACCTGGGCGAAAAGATCATCAGCGTGATCACTACCGTGAGTGATTTTATCTCGCGGAATCAAGAGCTGATCATGACGATCGCCAAGTGGACTGCGGTCGGAGCTGGCCTGCTCGCAGGCTTGTTCGCACTCGGCGGAGCTGCTGCCGTAGCCTCGGTGGCCATGACCGGCCTAGCTGCGATCGGTGGAGCTATTGCCACAGTGTTCGGCATGATCGTCGGATTGATCAGTGCCATCGTTTCTCCGCTCGGTCTGGTCATCGTCGGCGTCACCGCAGCTACCGGAGCGTTCTTGTACTTCTCTGGCGTGGGCGGTGAAATGGTCGGCTATCTGGTCGCCAAGTTCAACGAGCTCAAATCGATTGTGCTGCCGGTGTTCGACGCCATCAAGACCGCTCTGATGTCCGGCCAATGGCAAGCCGCTGGCCAAGTCGCCATGACTGGCCTGCAATTGGTTTTTCGCGTCGCCACGCGGGACCTGTATGCAGGCTGGCTTTCAATGACGACGAAGATCCAAAACGCTTGGACGGATCTGTCCTCGATCGTCTCCCAAGGTGCGGTTTCTTTTGTCGCCAATCTGATCAACGTCATGGCTGGAATACCGACCGGGATCCAAAACGGGTTTGGAACTGTCTTCACCTGGTTGGAAGGAACTTTTGACCAGACAGTCAATTTTATCGCGAAAAAACTGCTCTACCTGTATTCGCTGTTCGACAAGTCAGTCGACTACGAAAAGGCTGCAAAGCAGATGGATACCGAAGCGAACAAGCGAGCCGACAATCGGCAACAGTCGCTCGACGCTGCCAACGCGAAACGCAACGAGGAGCTCCAGCGTGCTAACCAAGGCCGACTGGGTGTCGCCAATGAAATGAACCGTGGTATCCAGTCCCAGGCCGATGCAACCAAGCAAGGTCGAGACGACCGGAACAAAGAACTGTTGACTGGATTCGATTCTCAGATCTCGCAATTGAGAAAAGATCTCGATGATCAGGCAAGGGCCATCCGAGAGACTGCCGACGAGCAAGCCAAAGGTGCTGAGACCTCAAAATTCGCACAGCAAAAAGAGGCACCGGCCAAACCCAAGATTCCCTCGGTAGAGCAAGTCAAGGCGACCACTGCGACACAGACCTCGGGGACATTTTCCGGCTTTGCTGCTGGCATGATGGGTGGAACCACATCCGCACTAGATCGCATGGCCGATCAGTCTGCCAAGTCGAACGAGTTGCTTACGCAGATCGCCAAAAACACTGGCGAAAATCAACCATTGGTATTTGGGAGCTAAGCAACAATGAGCGCGTGGACGTACTTGCCCCAAACTGTCGACGAGTCCGCTGAGTCCAGAGAAATGGACTTTGACCTCAAGGGAGGCCAACGGACCCAGACTCGGATTGCGATTGTTACTGGGTACACAGAGGCCGAAGACGCGGCCCAGGCTGCTGTCGACTTGCCGAGCACGCCATTTCCGCTAACGATCGCAGCATCGGGCGGAAAGCCTGCGATGGCGATGATTGCAGCCAAAGCCAAGCCTCTGACTCCCAATGCATGGGAGATCACATTCTCCTATGAGTCCCGAGCCTATGACGGAACCGATCCTTTAACCTGGACTTTTTCCGGCACGACGCTGGGCAAGACGCAGCTAGTAACCCAGTCATTTGCGACAACCATCTACGGCGGATCGGCAGTCAATTATGGGTCGGCAATCAATGTCGACCAAAACGGGGTCAAGGGTGTCGAGATCGGGATTCCAGGATTGGAATTTCAAATCGAAAAGACATTGGCCAAGGGAGTGTTGACATTGCCTTATGTCATGACGCTGGTCAATCTGACATTTAAAACCAACGTCGCAGCGTTTCGGAATTTTGCTGCTGGCGAACTGCTTTTCATGGGTGCCGAATTTCGCAACGGATCGACCGGCGAGGTTACAGTGACTTTTAAATTCTCAGCATCTCCGAATCGAACCGGCCTATCATTTGGTACAATCACCGGAGTTGCCAAGAAGGGGCACGAGTACCTCTGGGTTGATTATGAAGCTTGGGAGTCGGGTGGCTATGTCATTCGCCGACCTCGCGGAGTCTATGTCGAGAGAGTGTACGAAGAGGGCGATTTTACAGCACTCGGAATTTAACACCCCATCATGCCATTCCCAGGCGACAAATTTAAACCATCGGCGAGCCGTGAAAGAGAGATCACGAAGCTCATCGAGTCCGCGCGTGGTGATGTCGCATCGTTCGGTGTTAAGGCACTCGACGGACTCGCACCTGGTCATGTCATTGCCAAGAATGAGACCGGGTCCGATCTAGCAATCGGCAAGGCTGCACTCATCCCAACCGGAAGCTCGGGCGGTGTATCAAGCCAAGAGCAAATCCCACGCAAAGATCCTAGCTATCAAAAGGGCTATTACACCCTCAAGGCTCTCACGCCATTGATCAGCGGTGCCAATCCCTACTTTGAATCGCTCGCTGTGACTGTTGAGGCGATTCCAAATAACAAATTTGGTCGTGTCGCGATTGCAGGCCTCGCTATCGCCGCATACCCAGCCAAACATGGTTTTATCACTCCCGCATCGGGCGACGTATCATGGGGCTTTTTTGGCCTTGCCCGAGTCGTGACATGCATGCCCGCAACGGGATCATCCGATTTTTCGGTTTGGGACTTGTCTTGTCGAGCCATGCAGGCCGTCTACACACTGACGACAAACTGGGCATCTGGATCGGCCACCGCCACGATCGCTGGAGCGTCGACGCAGTTGTTTGACTCTAACGGCATCGCAAGCTGGCAGGTGAACGGCGACAAGGGTATGGCTGTCTATACAAGTGGCAACTGGGTTGTGATCACACCTTGGTGCGTGGGGAACTAGCCAGTTATGCCGACAGTAATCGACGCGATGACTTGCACCTGGTGCGATGCCGAGGGCAGTCAAAAAAAGTGCTACAAGTGTCGCGACGCATGTCGGCATCCT